CAAAAATATTATACTTAAGAAAAATATTTAAAATGTTGGAAGATATGGAATTATTGGAAATAAAAAAAGTGTATGCTGTTACAATGCAAATATATTCCAATCACTAACAAAAAGAGAGGACAAAGCAATTAATCTTTGTCCTCTCTTTTTTTGTTTTCTAAATTTTTCGCAAACGTTTGTAAAAAAGATTTTAAATATTTTCTCTCATCAGCACTGGCATTTAAGTACGTTTCTATAAGTATACGATCAGTCTCATCAAGTTTGTAATCATTTACGATCATATCGATTGCCACATTTGGAAACTCGATAAACATTTCTCCAGTACCTTCGGTCAGCCAGAAATAATCAATATTAAATTCACGACAAATAGATCTTGCATTACGCTCTGTAAGAGATGTTTTTTCATTTTCAATATCTGAAATGGCAACTTTTGAAATACCGATTTGGTTTCCAAATTTCTCTTGACTAATTCCTAATGCTTTTCTGACTGTTTTAACTCTATTACCCACGGACATTATATTTTACCTCCTTCACAACACTATATTAATATATTACCGAACAAAAGTAAACAAAAACATTTCGGTAACTTAACAAAAATATATTGACTAAGTTAGTTTACCGATATATAATAATCAATGTAAGTTAGATAACCGAATTATTTAACTTTTGAAACCTGTATATCATTACCCCTCTCCCAATTAAAATGGTATACAGGTTTGAGGGGTTAACTCACGAAAGGGGTGAATATATGACAGCACAAGAATTTAGAGATGCTCAACAGGATGCTATTGAGATAGCTATTATGTTAAGTGAATTAAAGAAAAAAGACCCTCAAATTTCAGAGCGTCTTAAATGGATGATAGAAGGTATCAAATTAGCTACTTGTTCAAAAAAAGAAAATTAGAGAGGAGTGTAAAAATGAATAAATTAAAAGTTTTTAAAAATGAAGAATTTGGAGAAGTGAGAAGTCTATTAATAAATAATGAACCATGTTTTGTTGGAAAGGATGTTGCTTTGATTCTAGGTTATAGCAATCCGCAAAAGGCCATCAGAGATCATATTGATGAAGATGATAAAAGGACTGAACGAATCGTTCACCCCCAAGGTGGCACACAAGATACTGTAATTATTAATGAATCAGGGTTATACAGTTTAATACTATCCAGTAAATTGCCAACTGCAAAAAAATTTAAAAGGTGGGTAACAAATGAGGTTTTACCATCAATTAGAAAATATGGTGTCTATCAAGTTCCTGACGATCCAATGATTGCTCTTAAGCTGATGTTTGAAGCTACCGAGCAAACAAATGACAGAGTTAAGGTTATCGATAGTCGCGTAACTAATCTAGAAAACACAACTACTGTAGACAGTAGAAAGCAGTACACACTAAGAAAAATAGCGAGTGCAACAGCAGTTAGAGTTTTAGGCGGTAAAGACAGTCAGGCATATTTAGAACTTCATCATAAGGTATTTTGTCAACTTTGGAGAGATTATAAAGATTATTTCAAGATTCCAAGCTACAGGGATACCCTAAAGATAGACTTTGAAAAGGCAAAAGAGTATTTGCAGGGATGGAGACCTGATCATAATCTACAAATTGAAATTTCAAGCGTGAATGAGGGGGCATAGTATGGATTGTATATTAGTTAGTATAACAATAAGTGTGACCATTTCTTATTTGATAACACATTTGTTATTGGTAAGGCATTTATTGGATATTGAAGATAAATTTCGCAAAACGTGTGATTTTACAATTAATGAGATTAATAAATTAAAAAAAGGGTGATATAAATGAGACCTACAGCAATGCTTACATTCGAGCAGGTTAAGACAGATTTAGGAATTTCTACTAAACAGCTAAACATTTTTATTGATTTAGGCTTGCTTAATCCGATTTTTTTAGGAAAAGGTTGGAAATTTAGCCAAGAAGAAATCCTAGATTTTCAAAGGGAATATCGTGGCGAACGCATGAGTAATTATGTTGAAACAGTAACAGCACATGAAAAACACATGAAAAAAGCTGCTATGTCCAGTAGCAGCTAATAAATGAAACCACGTTAATTATAGACTATAAAAAGGAGTGTGTCAAAGAATATCGAAAATGGAAAAGTACATTAACAGACTGAATGCCAGAGGCTTTTATACAATCGTTTTAATTATTATTTTAGTAGGTTTTATAGCTGCGGGAGCTTCAGGTATCATTTTTGATTTTATCGTTAGGATAATAAAAAATATATAGGTTTTTAACAGTGTTTTTAGGGTACTGTTTTTATTTGCACCATTTTTAGGAAAAAGGAGGGATTTTATGGATAAAATCGAGGAAGAAATAAAAAAATACAAAGACGGATCTCTTGAAAAAGGGATAGGACTATATTTGCTTGAACGTGCTAAAGAGGATTTAACTTTAGCATCTAACTTAGCAAAAGAAAATAAATCTCTGAGCGAGTGTGCCGATTATATAACCGGGGAAGTTTATAAAAAAGCAGTCAATAACCGCTATTTTGGATGGGATAATGACGAACTGTATCAAATGGCTCTTCACTATTATCAGGAAGATGAAATAAAAATAAATAAACTTTCAGGAAATGTGAGAACAGTATCAGGTGTAGATAAACAAAAGCAGGAAAGTAAAAAAACAGTTGAATCTAAGCCTAAAACCAAAAAAGCAAAGAAGCCGGATATTCCAGAAGGGCAGATGAGTCTGTTTTAATGGAAAAGAAACTGGAAGAGAAACTGCTCTATGAACTTGAACATCACAGTTTTAGGAAATATTCCGAGAATTATTTTAAACAGTATTTCGCTACCCCTGAAGAAATCGGCAGATCTAAAAGAAAAAGAGTTGTTAATGCAAAAATAGTAAATATTTACAGTACATATAAAAAACGTTTGCTATGTCGCTCATTTTACATCGAAGAGGGATTCGAAAATAAAGAATTCTACAGGTATATTTACGAAGTAAAAAGACAACTGGCAGGACTAAAACAGATGGTTACCAATAGAGTTTATGCATCATCTTTTGGTGGTATTTTAATCCTTACAGGTAACTGGTATAGAAACTACTTTACCTACACCGTTAATGTAAATGGAAATGAAATGCTCTGGGAAAAGAACAATGTAGACAGTTATATTTTTTATGACAACATAAAATACAAGGTCGTAGAACACAATGATTACAGGCATTTTCTAGACAGTTCGATTCATAAATACTGTGCATTTGAATTTACCGATTACAGGGTAGAGGAACTGTTTAAGTATTTAAAAAAATATGATGATCATCCAAAACAGATTGAAATGTTGGCCAAGATGGGACTACAGCATCTAATAAGAAATACAGCAGGGTTAAGATTTACCAAACCTATGCCACAATTTTTAGGGATAGATAAGAACGATATAGAATATTTAAGGCATTTAAAACTTCCTTTAACTGAATTTAGAAAAAATTTAGAGTGGATAAGGAAATATAAGATTAAACATATGCCTGAATACGTACTTTATAAAACACTTATTGAATGTAACATAAATCCAACACAAAAGCTCTTTGACTATATGAACAGGCAGTGTGAAATGATTAAAGAAAATCTATACGGTGCAACGGGCAGATATGTATCGTATTCCATAAACAATGTAATAATTCTTTACACCGACTATATCAAAATGGGTAGAG